CGCCACCGCCCCCTGAGCCATTAAGAGTGCAGTAAAACATTTGAATAAACGGATTGTCTGGCGATGCTTGTCCTGAACCAGAACCACCCGCTGAGGATACGCCGCCAGTTCCTCCTACCGCACCTAATCCAGCGCCGCCAGCGCCAGCATTTAATCCGGGACCCGCAGTTCCACCACCGCCACCACTACCACTTCCACCTTTGCTGTTAGTTCCAGCACCCCCGCCACCGCCGCAAATACTAGCGCCGCCGTTTCCGCCCATTCCACCACCACCGGCATATCCAGTAGTACTACTTCCTGCACCGCCCGTTCCACCAGTTCCGTAAAACGATCCAGCGCCTCCACCGCCCGAATACTGGCTTGAAGACCCGCTAGTCCCACCGCTGCCGCCAGAATATGTTAAAGCCCCACGCAATCCAGCAGCGGCGGTTCCAGATCCACCAGTTCCAGCCGTAGTTGTGACTGCGTTTGTTCCTCCCGTTGCAGACAACAAAGTGCCAAAAGATGAGGTTCCGCCCTGAGCGCCAACTGTAATGGTTGGCAATAACTGGCCGGGTACTACATCAACAATTCCAAAGGCAAAGCCGCCACCGCCACCGCCAGCCGAAGCCGCATTACCACCGCCACCAAAAACAGCAACGCCGATCTGAAAGACGTTTTGAGGTACAGTTTCTGTAGATGTAGTAGAAATAATTTGCTTGGCGTTTGTCCATCTTGGAGGAGCTACTCGGGTTGCCATATTGGGCGGCAGACCAAACCCATACATACCTTTATTCATCAGAAATCTCCGCCATAGGCAATTACTCTAACGCCAGTTTGCGCGACTGTTGTTGTAGCGCGCAACGAATACCCAGTTGGGATAGTCAAAGGCATTATGTTTGCATTGCTATTACTAGACAACCCCGATACAAAAGAAGGAGTTGTTGTGCTGGTTGTAATAGCCAAAACAGGGATCTGTTGCCACAAAATGTAATTGGTACCATCATAAATAAACAAGTTAATCAAACTTGCTACGGTGGTGGCAACCCCCATTACCTCAATATAATCGATACGCGAGCCGCTAGACCCCGCGGTAAAAACTGTACCTACGGTAGTTGGGGCTGTCAGCGAAGTATCCGCTGTAGTTAATAAAGCCGAACCTACTTTTGGGGTAGATGCGTATTGCGCAGAGGTTGACATTATTATTCCTTAAATGAGTGCAAAAGAATCAGAAGGATTGAATGAACTGGGGGGCTGATTGCCTCCAGTCGCCATCGTAATAAATGGTTGCGCAGAACCCCCGCCGCCGCCCGTAGCCGATAGCGTCCCAGTAGAAAAACTAAGGCCAGAACCAACCGTTACACTAGAGAATCCGCCAGCCCCGTTACCATAAAGGATCGACGTACCAGATGTTGCAGGTGCATAATCCGTTCCTGATGATGCCGCACTAATTGCGGTGCCATTGCCCTTTAATAGCCCAGTAACGGTTGTAGAAAGACTGATTGCTGGGGTGGTTGTAGGGTTAGTTATAGTGCCTGCAAGCCCATTCCCCGACGTAACAGAAACACTTGTGACCGTGCCAGAGCCACCACCAGAGGCATTGATGGTCTGGTTAGGCCACGTTCCGGTGATTGTGACGTTTGTCCCGGCTACTAATGCCGGTGTTGTCGTGCCAGTCCCGCCGTTAGCTACGCCAACAAGCGTTGCAGTGGCTTTGCTGGCTATGGTTTGAACAACTCCGCTATTGTCCTTGTAGAACAACTTACCGTCAGTGATGTTAATTGCCAACTCACCGTTAACTAGATTTCCTGCTATTGGGGCAGTTGATGCCGTTGTGCTGTAGTACAACGAGATTGGAGTGTAGCCAGTTGCTGCCAAGGGTTGCTCCTTTAGGCGTAAGTAACTTCTGATGTGTTTAGAGTCGCAACCCATCTAATATTCGTTGCGGCAGCGCCAGTGGCTGTAACTGCAAGACAGCCATTGGTTGTATCAGCAGACAGAGCCAGTGTCCATCCCGGCACATTGCTGATTGCAGTTACCGTTGACGTAACTAGCGTAGTTGTTCCGGCATTTGCTTCTCTGCGAATTAATCCTTCTACTTTCCACGCCGCAGACGCCGTACCGCCAGCAGCACTTTGTCTGGCAATTACTGTTCCAGTAAATGAAAACGCAGAATTATTTTGAAGAATTAATTGATAAGACGCCGTTCCTGTTCCAAAATCTCCAGTAGTTAATGCTTTAGCAGTGGCGTTTGTCGTAGATGCAGAAAGAACGGTAGTCCCTGTTTGGGCATCACCATTTGCACTTAATCTAACAGGCGAAAATACTAATTTTCCAGCGCCTGCAGCCACAGCATCTTGCCCAAGAGCAATTGCTGAAAATTCTGACGCATTGACATTTCCACCTATAGCAATACACCCACCATTTGATGAAGCAGTCGCACCTACACTTCTAAGACCATTAACCGAAATTGCAATGCTAGAATTGGTTGATGTGGCTTGTGATCCAAGTGCTAATCCTCCAGAAGCCGTAGCCTTTGCCAAATACCCAATAGCAACACAATTGGCTCCAGTAGCACCATAACTACTCGTATTGTTTCCAATAGCAGCCGCAAATGAATCAACTCCAGATGCGTATGAACCGCCAAGAGCCATTGCTCCCGTGCCTGTTACGGCTTGAGACCCTCCAGAAGATGAATTTTGACCAATTGCTGTTGATCTTGTTGCAGACGCAGTGCTTCCCTGTGTTGCAAAAGAAAGCGTACCTGATGAAACAGCAGCGCCTCCAATAGCAATTGAAGTATCACCAGAGGAGGTGGTTCCCATCCCAAAGGCTAATGAATTTGTACCAGTAGCAATTGGGTAATTGTTTGCAGGAGCCGGGTTACTAGCAAATGCTTTCAAATACCTTTGAGTATTAACTTGCCAGTTTGTTCCATCACAAACAATATTGACTCCACCTCCCCTTTGAAGTGTTATGCTGGCTTTCCCGTCAATAGTCTCAGCGCCATTGGGGGTAATTGTAATTACATCAGCAGAAGTGGCTGATGTGTTCCAAATAGTTACATTAAATCCAGCCCCAAGAGTTGCTGCGGCGGTCAAAGAAACAGTGAATGAATTGGCTGTGCAGTTAATTACATAGCCAAGGTCTCCAGAAACAACCGTGTAATTAGCAGTTTTGTTGGAAATAGTTATAGTAGATGACCCGCCGCCACCTGTATATTGAGGAATATTTAGCGTATTGCTGATTAAAGTAGCAGCGCCAGATGTTCCGGTCGTGGTTAGTGTGATGGGTGCTTGGTAGTCGGTTCCAGCAGTCGCCGCAGTAAATGCGCTAGTGCCATTCCCTTTGAGAATTCCAGTTAAAGTCGTTGCTCCCGTCCCGCCCCTGTTAACCGCTACAGCCGTTCCATTCCATGTTGCACTAGTGATTGAACCGGGGTAGTCAAGTGTATTCGTTGACCAAGACGTATTTGATGGTGTCTGGTCGTGCCTGTCCCAACTTCCAGCAGCCGTAGCATTACTAAGCAGAACAACCGTTACATAAGCCCCAGAAGGAACCGAAACAACAAGCGTGTTTGAGTTGTTGTTGACGGTGATTGCACCGCTGGATTGATTGTTGTTAAACGAAAAAATCGTTCCGTTTGCAAGCGTGGTTGCGTCTGGCAACTTGATCGTTTGTCCACCTGATCCGGAGACGTACTGAACAGGAGCAGACGCCACCGTCAGAGTTACTGTCGTACCAGACGCTGTGATGCTATTGAAACTGTTGAAAAAAGCGTTTGCGGTGATGTTGTTGTTCGCATCTCGCAAGACAACAGAATTAGCACCAGATGACGTTGTGACACCAGTCCCGCCGTTTGCTACCGCCAATGTCCCCGCGACTGTGACCGCCCCGCTCGTCGCTGTTGACGGGGTAAGGCCAGTCGATCCAAACGTGATGGTTGTTACGCCACCACCGCCTCCCGAATACTGAGGAATGTTAAGCGTGTTGCTAATTAAAGTAGCAGCGCCGGATGTTCCGATTGTAGTCAGTGTGATGGGTGCTTGATAATCCGTCCCCGCTGCAGCCGCACTGATTGCGGTTCCATTGCCCTTCAACACCCCAGTTACACTGGTGGACAACGTGATCGCGGGAGTCGTCGTGTCAGTAGCAACCGTACCCGCTAGTCCATTCGCAGAAACTACCGAAACTTGAGTTACCGTCCCTGATGTCATTCCCGCAGCATAATTAGGAATATTAAGCGTATTGCCAGCAAAAGTGGCAACACCACTTGTTCCAGTTGTAGTCAGCGTTATAGGTGCTTGATAATCAGTTCCTGCCGTCGCAATCGTGACAGGGGTAGCCCCCGTACCCTTCAATATACCGGTAAGAGACGAAGCACCAGTCCCCCCGTTTGGAACGGTTAAAACACCACCAGAACCTAAAGTAGACAAAACCCCAGTAGTGGTTATATTGAGCACCCCCTGCGGACTGCTAGCTGACAACGTCAACCCATTGGTAGCCCCTAAATACCGGCTATTTGCCAGCGTAGGCTCTTGGTTGACCGTAATAAATGTCTGCGTCTGCACCGGAGATCCGGCAAGTGCCGCTGCCGTCGTCTGCTTTGTAACCCCGTTCTGAACAACCGGAACCGCCTCCGTGCCAGTAATGGCTCCAGCGACGGGCAATTGCGTGATAGTAACTTGTGCTGACATTACTCTTGGCTCGGTGGGTTGGGTGCAATCGTGTCTTCATTCCCCGTAAATGTAGGCGTCTGTGTGTTGCCTTCCGTCGAGATTTGAAACTGATTGCTACCCTCGGTCAATAAATAATCATCGTTTGCGGCCACGCTTACATCAGGACGCGGGAACCTGATCGTAATCCGTTCCGTCTTCCTCGCAGGCAAACGATACGGGTCAAACTGGTCAGCGCAACCAGTATCGCAAACCTGTAGACCCGGAAAGTTCGGATCCGGTCTCAGAACCGAATGCGGATACTTCATCTTGCATCTATCGCAAATTGCGATTGCAATATCAGAGTAACCACGAGTGTCAAGAAATTTGGCCATTATCTTGTGTAAACCGCAATATTTGGTGCGAAGTAAATTGGCGACTTGTCGCGCTCTTCCGCCTCAGCCTGACCCAGATACTTCTCGGCCTGTCCCTCTAGGTATTGAATACGATCCATTCCGACGCCCGGCAACTCTAGGCTCATGCGGTGAGCCAGCATCATAACCGTCGCCTCATACCAGCGCTGCGGCACTTCCAACTCATCCGTTAACGCACCAACGTCGTCAATCTGACGCGAGTACCAAACCGTCATTTGAATGAACGGATCGCTCGGAACTGGCCACAGATAGATCTTGGACTGCGGGATCGTGCGGTTAAACCAGTATTGGAAGGGCTGATTGGCCGTAAAGTTCTTGTTCGGCAGATTGGTGTAGTCATCCCGATTCAGACGCGCCATTGTAATTTCGGTTGAGTTATTCCCAAAGAACAACTCCCGAAGACTCAACGTACCGGAGATAGCCCGGATGCGGTAGTACGGAACCGTATATCCCGGATCAATGTCATACCACAGCCACTCGTTGTCAACCCAAACAGTCGATCCCGGAGCCGCAATGGTCTTCCATGTGGTTCCGTCAGAGGAGCACTCAAATACCACATTGAATGTGCCAGAAACGCCCGGCAGGATGCCAATAGACCCGATGTAGACCGAAGACCCATAGTTGACCGAAATGTTTCCGCCGGGGCTCGTTTGGGTGCAAATGGTATCTACATCACCGTCATAGACGTTTGAGATCGTCCCGCCAGCGCTGCTGGAGTATGAGCCACTCGGCCTTGCCATCTTCCGATACAAGGCTTGCAATACGTCGTTTCCGCCAAGCGGAAGGTTGTAAATGTACTGGTCGGCCTTCATGCCGTACACTTTCTTGTCGATTGCCCAATACTGAATCCCTAAGTTGATTAGGTTAGACAACAGAAAGAACAAAGATTCACGAGCAGACGTTACCTGCTCAGACGTGAGTTCCTCCGCCAGCTTACCGGCTCGACGTGCCCCGTGGTCGATCAACTGCTGAACATTGATGACCGTGGTGCCAACAGTCCCTGAATACGCCATTTACCACCCCGGACAATTCCAACGCTTCATTGAGGCCCGAGACCGACTGCCTTTCTCGCTCTTCTCAGCCACAGGACCCATACGAGCGCAAAACGAATCACGTCTTGCTCCGCCTTGTGGTTGAGGTGCTTTGAGATGAGATCCAGTCTCGCTATTGTACTTTGCTCTGCCCTTTGCCGTAAGCCCCGCTCCCTGATCCGCCGGTAATTTTTCACCTCGGCCAATCGCCAAACTTGGGCCTCCATTCTTCATCTTTGCGGTCTTTGCAGACTCACGGAATGCCTCGGCAGTAGGAGCCCCCGGAGATCCCGGTTTGCGCATCCTCTCGTCGCTGCCCTCAGCTATCCTTTTCCTTTTGGCCGCAATGTTTGCGTACAAGCCGCCGCCCTTCATCTTCGCCTCATCGGCTTTGGCAAATTCTTTTCCAACAGACGTAGGAATACCAACTTTTTTAGCAAACTTTGGACTGTGCGCTACCGCTTCCATCAATCGGTGTTGGGCTGGTGATTTACTAGGCATTTATCTTTGGCCAATTAATATTGAACGGGTCAGCCTGAGTTGTAATATCTCGCAACGCCTGACGGTACGTTGCCCATGCTGCTTTGTCAACCGGAGCGTCAGCTACCTGCGTCCAATCCGTGTCTTTTAGCATCTGATTGCGCTGAGCGCGAATCGCAGCCCATTGAATATCAATCCGTGACTGAAGTTCTTCAGCAGTCAGCGGCGCAACGTCAACGATGCAGCACATCCCGTCATACAGATGCGGGGCGGCAGATATCAGCTTCTCTGTGTTGTGGTTGTAGGGTTTCCACACCGTGATAACGTAGTAGCCCTGTTCGGCAATCCAATCAAGCGTCGGCCCACGGTCACCAAACGAGGTGTTGGGGAACCACTCTGTGTGGTCCTTGATGATAAGTTCTAAGTTAGCAAGCTGCACAATTACCTCGTTGGGAATGCTGCCGTTGGCGTTGTGATAGTGCGAGCGTATTTAGTGATACGAACGTCTTGCAAGTACCCGTTTAAAGCACTAGTGCCAATTCGATCTGCACCAACATACAAAGTATTGGTTTGAGTAAAAGCATCTGTTACCGCGCCGCCGCTGGTTGCATCTACTGTGCCGTTAAGATAAATCTTTAGGTTTCCAGTTGCGCTTCCGGATCTGACAATAGCAAAATAATACCAAGTTCCAGTAGCCAAACTTGTAGAGCCAGTCAAATTAGATGCGGTGTAGCTAAACTGAAGTTTGTTTAAGGCTGTTACGTTTACTGACCATCCGGTTGTTGCCGTGCCTTTACTTATGATTCCATAAGCAACGCTAATTGCTGACAAATAAACCCATCCTTCAATTGTAAAATCGCCCGTGCCGAGCTGAAGCTGCGGACTGTCAATAGCCGTCAGCCAATCACCAGTACCGTCATATTTCATACTGGTGGGCGACCACTTTGATATTGTGGTTGACGCTTGGGCATCTCCTACCGTAATTGTATTGTTCTGCACCGCAGCGTCATAGATCCCCGCGTTGGTGAAGTTGGTCAGTAGACTGACCGTTCCCGTAATAGAACTAGCTACGTTTGCTCCGGTCCATCCAACGGTAGTAGCAGTGACAGGGCTTGTTGGCGGAGTAAAATTCCCGGTTGAATTTAACGCTTGATTTTTAATAACGCGAAGATTACTTATGTAACCAATAAACTTGGACCCCCCTGAACTTGTAGCACCAATCCCTAAAGTTGCTGTTGTGACATTGGGGTTTGATTGGGATGCGGTTGTTACATCGACCCCGTTCATGTACAACTTCCAAGTCCCGCTTGTTCTTGTAAAAGCAAGATGCGTCCACGCATTTGTGGGCATTGGCGTGGTTGTATACACCGGCCAGTTTGCATTATGCGTACAATACGGAGAGCTTGGGTTAAATCCAAAACCAATATCTGTGGCAGAGCTTAAATTGCCACCACAAAGAATGGTAAACGGTCCGGGCAAAGACGGGCAATAAGCCCAATACTCAACAGTAAAATCAGCAGTTCCAAACGTAAACGCAGAACTTGACGCGGTTGAAAGATAATCCGTACTGCCATTGAAATACCCACTCCCCCCATACGCCGCAGTAGTGTACGAAGCTGCCGGTGAGAACGGCTGGAATGCTTGAATAATTGGAGTGCCAGATCCGGTTGTAATTACACTAGCAAGAGTGGACCCATCTACAAATCTGTTGTACCCCAAAGAATAAAATATTGTGCTGCCAATTACGGACAAGGGAGTCGTTTGACTGGTTATTGTCAAATTTGTATTTGACAACCTTAAATTAGATATATAACCGGAAAAAGAATTGGTAGCAGACCTATCTGTGCCAATTCTCATGGGATCAGTTTGACTAAATGTGGTTGCAGACGTTCCCGACCCGTCAGATGCACCATTTACATACAAAGTTGTTTGACTAGCCCCGGTCCCAGCCCTAACAACTGCAACATATGTCCAAGTATTTGCAGGGATACTTGTTGAGCCAGTAATGCTTGTTGATGTATCAATAAACACCAACTTGTCAGCAGAACTAATTTGAAATACCCATCCAGTTGGAGTTGCCGCTCCTTTGCAAGCAATAGTTTGCGTTGCACCAGATGCAGTCCTATAAACCCAAACCTGTATTGTAAAATTTCCAGCGCCAAATCTTAAACTAGCACTATCGGCAACGCTTAAATAACTACTAGAAAAATATACGCTCCAATATCCAGCAGGCCAATACGGAGTTACAGCCCCCTGCGTTGGGGTGCCGTTGCGAGTTAGTGTATTAGGAGAGGCTGAAGAATCTAAGAACGTATTGTTCTGCTGCCCGTTGGTACTGGTTGTCTCCAGCAACAAAGGAACATATGGAAAGTACGGGTCCGTAGCAGCGGCAGAAGCCGCGCGGCCTGATTTAGATGCAGCAAACATTATGTGTAGTTCTGGCCGATAGTGGTTCCAAACCAGCTTGTACCGTTAGAGAAGAACGAAAAAATATCTTTTCTAGCGGCAGTTGAAGTAAGCGTAGGGGGCGTACCAGAAGGCCAAGATACCGTAGACCAATTTACAGTAAACCCACCATTTTGAGTAAGAATAATAATAAACGACTTGCCTGCCACAGCAGTTGGCATTGTGATTGTTGCTGTAGCGGACAACGTCAGGTTCTGAACCGTACCGTTGGCTAAATCCACCGTGATTGCCGTGCTAGTGTTGGCCGAGTACAGCGTTTCAACGTAGTTCGTGACCGTGGGGTTAGTCAACGCAGGGGCACTGTTAAAAACTGCCAAACCACTTCCGGTTTCGTCCGTGAGTGCGGCGAGTAAGTTTGCGCTTGACGGAGTACCTAGAAACGTAAGAACTCCAGTTCCAGTTGTAGTCGTTGCAGGAGCCGCGCCAGCACCACCGCCAATAACCAAAGCATTAGCCGCCAACGCAGCCGAAGATGCCCAAGCACTACTGCTTGAAAAGTAAGGAACACCGCCGCTAGTACCAGCGACCGTCAAAGCCAGCGTTCCTGATCCTGTAATTGGAGAACCGGCAACAGAAACAATACCGCCAGTAAATGTCTGGCCTACCGAAGAAACAGAACCAGCTTGGACAAGAAGATTCCAATAGGTTGTGTTTGTCGGAAGGTTTCCAAGCGAAGCAAGAATACAGATGTAGCTTGAACTATTGTACGAAACAATGTCGTTTACATAATATTGCGTTGCACCGGAATATGCCCCCTTAGATGCAACCCCAAGAGAATAGCCAAGACTGTTCCAAGCCGTTGACCCGGTTCCAATTTTAAATCTGCCGGTATCAGTCTCAGCACCCATCTCGCCAGCAGCAAGGGTAGGGTTGGCGCTAGTCCAAGCCGAGGCAGTCCCGTTTCTAATCTGAATCTGAACAGCCATTATGGCGTCCCTCCGTCAATCGCGGTAATCCCGCCATAGTTACTTGTTGGCGTTCCGCCGTCAAGGTTTGGACTGCCGCTGCCGCCAGAAGGCGTAGCCCAAGTGCCGTCGCCTCTCCAAAACGTAGTGCTAGATGCAGACGTTCCGCTATTAAGATTAGTTACTGGTAAATTGCCGGTAACTTGAGTAGCAAGGCTAACACCAGATAGCGTTCCACCAAGCGTCAAATTACCTGATGTAGTGACCGTTCCGGTCAGCGTAATACCATTAACTGTACCAGTGCCGCCAACGCTCGTAACCGTTCCAGACCCGCCTCCAGTAGCGTAATTTGGAATATTAAGCGTATTGCCAATAAACGTAGCAGCGCCAGAAGTTCCAGTAGTGGTCAGCGTAATTGGAGCTTGGTAATCCGTTCCGGCAACAGCAGCAGTAAATGCGCTAGTACCGTTGCCTTTGAGCAGTCCAGTCAGCGTCGTTGCCCCAGTGCCACCCCTATTTACCGATACAGTTGCCCCATTCCACGTTGCTGACGTAATTGAACCAGCATAATCAAGCGTGTTTGTTGACCAAGATACATTGGCTGGCGTCTGATCATGTCTATCCCAAGTTCCAGCAGATGTTCCATTTGCAGTCAAAACAACAGTTGTATACCCGCCAGCAGGAACAGATACAACTAACGTAGTCGATGCGTTGTTTACAGTAATTGCACCGCTAGACTGGTTGTTATTGAACGAAAAAATAATTCCTAGTGGCAGGGTCGTGGCATTCGGCAATTGAATAATTTGGCCGCCAGACCCGGTTATTAAATAAACCGGCGTTGACGCAGCGGTCAGCGTAATTGTAGTGCCAGATGCCGCAACACTTGTAAAACCATTAAATGTTGAATTAACGGTAATGTTGCTATTTGAATCTCGCAGTACAACTGAACTTGCGCCAGAAGAAACTGTAACTCCAGTGCCGCCATTGGCAACAGGCAACGCCGTACCAGAATACGAAAGAGCCAACGTCCCAGACGTTGTAATAGGCGAGCCGGAAACCGTAAATATTGATGGAGCTGTCAACGCTACGCTGGTGACCGTACCAGATCCACCACCCCCAGAATATTGCGGGATGTTGAGCGTGTTGCCTACAAATGTAGCAGCCCCGCTTGTACCGGTCGTAGTCAGCGTTATGGGGGACTGATAGTCTGTCCCCGCCGTGGCAATCGTGATTGGGGTTGTACCTGTACCCTTTAAGATACCTGTGAGCGTCGTAGCGCCCGTGCCACCATTTCCAACACTGAGCGTCCCACCTAATGTGATAACACCAGTGGTCGTGACAGGACCACCGGATGTGGTTAGTCCGGTAGTACCTCCAGAAACATCAACTGACGTTACCGTGCCCGAACCACCACCCCCACCAGAGAAAGGCTCTGTGAGTAGGACAATTGACATTACAACCCTTCAACGAAGGCTTTTGTCTTTGCCAATAAAGCTGCTTTGATACCTGCTACTTCTGCCTGAAGGGCTTCAGTTGCCGCTTGTGCTGTTGCTAAACTATCCGCTTGAACCTTGGCCGCGGCAGTAGCCGCCTTAGATTCCTTCTCGGCTTTCTTGGCGTCAGCAAGAGCCGCCGTCACTTGTGCAGACAATGCGTCAGCACTTTCCTTGGTTGCCGTGGCCTGCGATACGATTGCTTGAGCTTGAGCCTGAGCATCAGACACAATACTTGCCGCAGATGCTCGCGCATCACTGACAATCTGCGCCGCTTGCGCCTTGGCAGCATCAAGAGAATCTGCCGCATCAGCGTTCTGCCGATACAAACTCTCCCTCAACGCAATAATATCGGATACAGGTGCAACTGCTTCAACGTACTTCTTGTTCTCTTCGGTTGCCGCCTGAAGTTCCTTCAGTTTAGTCGCATAAACGTCCGGATTGGCAATAACTGACAGAAAATCAAGTAGTTGGTTCTGTGAACTACCATCAATGTTGTAAGAAATCACGAGACACTTCCTCCAGCCTGAATAGCTGTAAACAAGGCAGATCCGGTGCCGCTATTCGATTTAATCCGAATGCCACGCACTGGGTAAGAAATGTTTGAGTCTTTTGAAGTGGTCTGGCCAGTCAACGTAGGATGGTCAGTCCAGTTACCCGATGACGGGGTGTACCCACTAGCAAACACATCATCAAATGTATACTGCACCGTATAGTTGATTGTACCAGTGACAACTACGCTCAACGCAATGTTCGTTGGCGCAGTGTAAATATCTGTCGGGTAAACAGGCGACGTTGTCGTCACGTTGTTCACAGTCGTTACGAAAGGGCGCATCTAAATCTCCAATGAAGACAGGGGCCGAAGCCCCCGTCCATTACCGTTTCGGCCTCATAAAGTCCGCTTGTGGACCGTACCTTTCGTTACTGTCCTTCTTTGCCGCCTTCATGGTTGGCGCAAACTCAACCTCATTTACCTTTTGCAATTTACTTACCGAACCACCTTTCTTGTAAGTGCCGGAAAGCATATTGATTGATACTGGTGAAGGCATAGGCTTGCGTCCCTGTGGCATCTGCTCCGGACCGCCGTCGTTTTGTACGCGGCCGCCCTCAGCAAACTTTTTTGCAGCACCGCCTGTGCGGTATCCACCGCTGTTGGCTTTTGCAACACCACCAGTAGCAAAGCCACCAGCATTACCCTTCTTCACTTCGCCGTTCTTAGCCGGAGCATTATCAGGCTTTGCAGAGTGCATTTGGGTGTCGGCAAACGAATTAGAAGTGGTCTCAGACACAATAGAACCGCCCTTGGCGTACTTCTTCATTGCCCCGCCCTTCTTGAAGCCACCAGCGTTGCCGTTCTTCACGCCACCCGTGTTAGCAGGAGCGTTGTCGGCTTTGGCAGTGTCAACAATCGTCGTCGCAGGCGTACCACGAATTGACTCCGAAGGAATAGCACCGCCGGTTGCATAACCTTTGCCACCCTTCTTCAGTTTCAGATCTGTGCCTTTACCACCCTTGTGCTCTTGGCTATCGTGCTGTTTAAAGGCTTTTTTGATCATGGCCTTGTCTTGCGCCGTGTCAGATTTGCCGCCTTCTTTCATGCCCATCATCTTTGCAGCAGAGCCTACAGGAGCCGATTGCGCAGCACCCATAGCCTTCATAGCACGGCGACGTGCGGCAAGCGCCGGCAAGCCGGGAGAAGACGATGGCCCCATCCCGCCACGAGCAGGACCGGTCATCGCACCCATCGGCATACCACCATCGGCCATTTTCTTGACCGATCCGCCTTTCTTCAACTTTAACTCAACGGATGGTTCTGTGGTCTCCATCTTGACCATTGGCTTGAACTGTCCCATCTCAGCCTCCTTTAGGCTTGATCAATGCCAAGCAGGCCAGCGCGGGTAGCGTTTGGACCAACTTGAATTGCGTTCAGACCCAAACTAACCACAAGACGTTGCGTACCATCAGGCGTGGAAGATGGGGCGTAAGTTCCGCGAACATCAGGCGTCGTGCCGGACGAGGTGCTAACCGTCACCAAGTTCATACCAGAGGTGATAGTCGTGCCGCCCGTCGCAATCAACGTACCGGCCAAATAGTTGGCTTGGGTCGTAGAAAGGCTGCCAGTCGTGCTGGAAGCATTGGTCCACCAGTAAGTGGTATTCAATGCCACACCAGTCAGCGTGCCTAGCGCACCGGTCAACTGAACCAGCGTACCGCTCGGAGGAGAGTAAGCAACCGTCATCACGCCGGGAGTGGCTGCGGTGAAACTGGTCGTTGCTTGCGTACTATAGAAGGTGTTACCACCGCTATAGCCAGCCAGTGCTGTGCCAGTATCACGAGCCAGCGTGTTGTTGGTGTTAACGCCAATGATGTAGGTCAAGTCAGTGATTTTGGCAGGCAAACCAAAAATCTTGGTCGTGCCAACCGAAACCGCAACGGCCGTAGCAGCAGAGAACGCAACGCTCGACACCTGCATGAATGCCTTGCGGCCGTTTACGGTGGTGCTTTGCGACGTGCCCGTCTGAATGATCTCGGTCATTGCCTGACCGTAGTAGTCGTAACCAGAGATGGTCACAACCTAGTTGGTTG